TTTAGCCCACTTGGACTGTGACTGCATATCCAGTTCATCACCGGTATTTAAAACTAAATCGAACTTCTCACGCTTTACTAACTTGATTAGATTTCTAACAGCTTGCTCATGGTGATAGGGAATCTGTAGATCCGAGATCACTAAGTATCGCTTTTTAGTAGTCATCATCCTCATCTTCATAATCGCCTAGCCTGTCTGGCTTGACTGGATCAGGCAAGATCCAATGCGGATAGGCTTGAGGTTCTGTAATCATGAACATGGCTATATCTTCTTGAAAGCCAGCCCTTTTTAAGCTGCAAAAATACTCATAAAGCCCAATGCAGTAAGCATCAAGTTTTGAGTAGCCTTGCTCCTCTAATGCCTTAGTTGCTTTTCTTGCCATGAGTTAATTGTTACCTATCTAGTAGGATAATAATTGTTTCAACACGCGCTTCTAATCGGGTCATTCTATCATTCATCGACCCACCGCCATTAGGTTTCAATTCTGCTAGGTAGTGCTTAACGAGCCAGCGCACTGCCATACCGAATGAGCTTATTACTGTTGTCACCGCTGCAACGATCGCTGCGATGTCTTGCGCTCCCATTACTTCTTAGGAGTGGCGTATCCGAATACACCTGAAAGGACAGCCATAAGGACTGCGCGATAGTCAAGGTCAAAGTTGCTAGAAGCCCAAGCAGCTAGGAATGCTCCAGCAGCAAGGATTGCAGGATTCTTCATGTTTTTCATTATTCTCCGCCTAACATAGATACTTGATAAAACTGACCCAATAGGTCAGCCTCTTTCTTAAAGCTAACATGCATGTGCTTCTGGTGTTTGTTCGCACCTGTGTACTTGCGCCATTTCCAGTTAAGGATCTTGGAGCAGATTCGCCCATCAAATATGATGTAGCTAATACGCTTCTCTGATTTAGACTTGCAAGCGGCACGAAGCTGATCTGCAAGATCGGGCATAATGTCTGGCTTCGATCCCTTAAATAAATCACGATCGATGTCGATGGCACGAACCCAACCATTAACATCTGGGTTATGATCTGATACACGATGAGCGTGTCGGGTATCACCGATCCAGCCATCCGATGCGCGGTCACGATCTGGGAACGAGTCATCTGTTTGTTCTCGTAACTGAACAGCAGCCTTAGAGAGCTTGGCTTTCACTTACAATCCAAGTGCCTTTAGATCATCTGTAGTCAAGCCAAGTGCTGCTAATTTAGCCTGTGCAGATTCTTTAGCTGCTTCGGCTGCATCAACCGCTGCTTGTAATGCCGCATATTCATTTTCGTAATCTAACCGCGTTTTTGTTTCGGCAGTGGTTTCATCTCTTTCAGTAATGGTTTCTTCGCCTGTAATAATGTTAAATTCTTTTTCTATAATTTTCATGATTAAACCGCGCTTCCATATAGATATACTGTTCCGTAATCGAATGAGTTAGAGGTACAGATTAAAGAAAGACTAGAGATAACACTTGTGCCAACATAGACTCCGTAATTGTCGAAGCCGACATCGCCATTAACGCCACCCGGAGAACCCTTCGTGGTTATAACTTTTATACCAGTTGAATTGGCTCCCTTAATTTCAACACCGCCGTAAAACGCGCTAGATCCATTTGATAAAGACGCTATGGGAATATAAGTAGTGCTGGCGTAACCGCCAGAAAATATGCCCATAGAATAACTTGTTAGAGAATTAGATGTTTGTCCAGAGTAACGATAGTTGCTTGCAGTATCTGTGTTTAGTCTTAATCCAATTGTTGCATTAGCATTTGTCGTTGCTGTATCAAGAATTAAAAATAAAGATCCGTACCCTGAAAGTCCGCTAATTGTTAGAGTCGAACCACTTAAAGCCGTGCCGCCTGTATTAAGAAGCGTAAAGTTTTGCCCACCGCCAGCAGGTGCAGACCAAGTGGGTACTCCACCTGAAACTGTTAAGACATTTCCTGTGCTTCCAATTCCCAAGCGTGCAGGTGTCGATCCACTAGATGAGTAGATTGTGTCACCTGTAGTGGTCATCGGGTTAGTCATACCAGCTGAGTCAGCAGACCAGATAAAGTCCATGTCAGTATTAGTGTTCTTCTTGAGAACCTGACCAGTAGTGCCACCTTTGAGATCTAGAAGCGAAGCATCGATAGCATCGCCTAATGTCTCAATGGCTACTGCGCCATCCTTGACTAGGTCAGTACTGGTTGGTACTGCCCAACCAAAATTAGGGGTTGTTGTTGCCATTAGGTTAATGCTCCGATCGCTTTAGACCATTGGAGTATACCATTTACGCCACTCCAAATGGTGTTAGTTGGAATTACTGTCTCCCATGTTGATGCTACAAGTGAGAAGTCTACTGGTGACACATAGATAGTCGCGTCCACATAAGCTGGTGTTGCCCTGATTGAGATACCCTCTACGAAGCCTGAGAAGTACCCCTCGAACATGTTGAAGGGTAGGTTAGTGATAAGTACTGGCTCACCGAAAAAGAGGTTAATTAGGTCATCTCGCATGGTATTAGGCATAAGAGGGTTATCAAGCCTAAAGGTAATCTGATCTAGTTGAGTTCTAGGCGTAGCTCGCAGGGCTAGATCTCTGGCAATGATGTCCTCAATATCTGCTGTGTGACGGATATTGGAATCAAAGGATCTTTGATAGCGTCCATAAGTAGTGATAGAAGCATCGTCTGCGGCTGAATATGTGCTGCCGTAGTCATTACCATAACGCACGACTTCACTATTACGGATCTTGCCAATCTGAAGGATTGACTTAACACTGGCAGGAGATGCGTAATTGCCGTCTAATTGGGTTGAGCCATTAGCTGCTAAATAGTTACTTCTGTGATCTGCGTCTGCATAGGCTATCCGCCCTTGCTTGTCCTCGAATAGGTTTCCGAGTCCACTATCTGCTATCTGTTGGACTAAAGTCTGAGTGTTGCGAGAATCTGCTGATAGGTTATCCATTTCATAAATACCAGCATCGATCTCGCCTAAACCTACATTTTCAGCATTAGCCCAAGTAGTAGTTGCTGGGAGATAATTGACCCACTGAAGGGCAGGTGCTACCTCTTGCCATTGATTACTCAGCAGATCATCAAGAATAATACCAATCTGAACACCATCGAGATTATGAGCAACCGCTTCTGTGTAGATGGCTTTAGGTAACTTAGCAAGCGCGCCTACTGCAAGAATCGTTCCTACAGTCACAAAGCCTGATTCTTCTGGAGTTCTGACAGAAGTAGTAAAGTCTGAAACTGTGCCACCGAATACAGGCACATAAACCCCTGAAGTGTCTTTGAGTTCTAGAGTGAGAAGATCTGTAACATCGATGTCGAATAGTTCATTAGTCGGATTGATAATTTCCATGCGAGCATAACCTGCTTGACATTGACGATCGATATCTATACGCCCAATAGTTACATTTACGGAAGTAACATTGGTATAGACATTAACTCCGACAGTGATCCGCCATTCTGGAAGCCATGTCATACTGCAAGAAGTCCTGTAGAGCTAGTACCGCGTTGATAAGATTGACGGATAGCATCCTCAATAGCCCGAGCAATTGCTTCTGGATCACCGATTCCGGTATTGACTGTGATATTAGTACCACCTGCGCCAGAACCTCTGCCAGTGTTCATGTTAGGGCTATAGCCACCAAGATCTCCCACTGACTTCTGGTAAGCAATTAGATCCTTTAGATCCTGTTCTGATTGCATATCTAACAAATCTGCAAAAGCATTGGCACGCTCTGCTGCTGCATCTGCGTATTCTAGAATTGAATCTATTGAAGCCTGAGCTGCGATCTCTTTAGAAATAGGCGCAATGAAGTCACCGACTGGAATACCTGAACCTAACTTTCCGCTAGTTGGAATTGGAGCTTTAGCCTGTGTAGAAGCCTGTGCAAGTAACCGAAGCATCTCTTGGATCTTAGCAATAGCAAGATCTAGATTGCTTTGATTGATTAAATCGACTGGCTTGAGACTGTCAAGGGTTGTCTTAATAGCAAGCATCTGAGTGTTTTGACCAGACAAAGCATTAAGCACTTTAAGATCTGCATTAAGTTTATTGGTTGCAGCAATAATGGCTGCTTCATCTTTAGCGGCAATAGCATCTTCTAGGGCAAGGATTGACTTCTTGACATTAAGACGAGCAGTGTCATTAGCGATCTGAAGAATCTGAGCCTGATTAGTTGTCTTGGCTAATAATTCAGCCTGGTTAGTAAGAGCTGCCGCAATCTGGATCTTATCAAGGTCAAAGACTTCTTCACCTTTGTTAAGAGCAAGGTTAGCCTTGTCAATGGCATTCTGTAGTTGCTTAGCCTTTAACTTTTTTAGTTCGTCTGCAGTCAGTTTGGTAGAAACTGAAGAAGTTTTTTTGATAATCTTAAATTGGTCTTGCAATGCTTTTAGGTGTTGATTATCAGATGACTTTTGCACAGCTGCTAATTGTCCTGCTGTTGCTGCGATTTCATACCAAGCACCAATAATAGGAATCATTCCTACATCGAACTTCAACCAATCAGGCAGCTTGTCATCAAGGGCTTGAATCTTCTCAATTAGCTTGCCAATACCGCGAATAACATTTGCAGTCTGAATAGCAAAGTTCTGCATGCTAAGGGCTAAGTTCTGGACACTGTCATCTTCTCCGAGACCTTTTAGGGCATCTAGAAGCCCCTCACCAATAATCTGCTTAGCATCATCGGCTGCGTTAGCCAATTTCTGCATTTGACCAGTAGGAGTGTTGGCTAGGTTCTTATTAAAATCTTTATAAGTAGAATCAAGTACCTTGACAAGAGCTGCTGCTCGCTCGGTTTCTGTACCAGATTTAATT